CCTCCCGCGGCGTCGTCTCGCGCGCATGCGTGCGCGCGGCACGAACCCCCGAAGGGGGTGAGTGCTGGGGGGTAGGAGTTAGAGGGGGTGTGGGGGAGGAAGAACCGGGGGGTGTCACGTCCGTCACGTCCTTTCCCGTGACGTCACGTGACATCACGTGACGGCTTCTCGCCTTGCGCTGCCTGTCAGCGGCGCGGCGTTCCTCAAGGGCCGCGCGCGCGGCCTCGCCACGGGCCAGCTCAGCGGCGACATCAGCGATGATGTCGGCCGGCGTGCCCGCCTCGACGAGGCGCCGGATCAGGTCAACGGTGGTCGGATTGGTCACGCGCACGCCTCCCGGATGGCCTTACGGATGCGCTGACGCGCCAGCGTGGTCGCGTCGTCCATGTTCTTGGGCGTGCAGGGGAGGACGATGGACAGACGCCGCGCGCCCCAGGCCCATGACAGATGCAGGTGCTTGCGCTTCACGACCTCGACCTGCCCAAGCCCCAGCTCCGACAGGAAATCGATGGCCGCCCCGACGTGCTTGCCGGCCCGTCGCGGATCCTTCATCGGCTCGTAGCGATGCGACATTGGAACCCTCATCCGAAAGGTCGACGACGCGCCACGCGCTGCGGCCGGACAGCACGACATCGCAGCCGAGCAGCCGCATGGCCTGCCGGGCACCTGAAATGAGGCGGCTCGTGTAGCGCTCGTCGGAGAACAGGCGGGCGCGGCTCTTGCCCGCCACACGGTCCAGAATGTCGTCCCGATGCACGGGCGCCGGGTGCGCCTCCACCATCAGCTCGAGCGCACGAAAATGCGTGCTCACCAGGATGGCCGACAGGCCATCACGCTCGACGCGATGCTCGGACGGGATGAGGCGCAGCCCGCGGATCATGCCGCGTCCCTCACGCGGCGGAAGCAGTCCAGCATCCGCTGGACGACCGGCTCATCGAGCTTGAGCGCGAGGGCGATCTTGTGCGTGTCGAAGCCGTTGCCCCAGAGCAGGACGGCGGCCGAGCACGCGGCCTCGAGCTCAACGTCGCCAGTGTCCTTGCAGCGCGTCGCGTACGCCGCATCAAAAAGCATCTGGGCATAATCAGCCCGCGACATTCCGACCGCCTTGGCCATCTCACCGAGGCGGTCGAAGACGACCTGCGGCACGCTCAGGGTGATATGTCGTCTGATCGCGAGAACAGGGTTCGCGCTCATCACAGCGGCTCCACCTTGATGAAGAGGCCGGGCGCGTCCGAGTAGCGCTTCCAGATGACGGCGGAGACGATCTGCTTGTCGTCGCGCCACACGACCTCGTTGAGGGCGTCGAGCACCTTGAGCAGGTTGTCGACATCGGGCTTCGTCGCCGGCAGCAACTCACCTTCGAGGGCCGCACGCCGGCGTTTCTTCGGCCAGCTCGCCGGGACGGGGAAATGCGCGGCGACATGGACATGCAGCGCGCCATCAAGGGGTGCGCGGTCGCCCATGGCCTCCTGGGCGGCGAGGCGTAGTGCGCTCTCGTAGGAGCGCGTCGCCGCCGGGGTGAAGGCGCGGCCGGTCGATCGCACGAAGCGCGGCCGCCCCTTGCCCACTGGCACGCCGGCCAGACGAATGACGATGGCCGGCTCCATGCTCACGCCTCCGCGCCCGCCATGGACCGCGAGGCGCGCCGGTCGAGCACCGGCGGCAGCTCCGGGAATTCGTAGGACGGGGCCTGCGCCTCGGCGTAGACCTCCTTGATGTCCTCGCCGAGGGAACGCTTCTCCTCCTCGAGCCGCTCAATGCGCTCGATGAACTGGCGCAGCTCGTCGCCGGCAATGCCATTGTGGCCTATCGTCATCGCCTCTTGCTCCTTGCCCAACGCCTCACGTCACGCCACCACTCCGCCGCCTTGGTCAGACGCTCCATGCGCCACACGGCGACGCGCTCGAGGACGTCAATCAAGCTCACGACGCAGCTCCTCCTTGAGGGCATCAATCCGCCGCTCGATCTGCGCGGCTTTCAGATCTCGCCGCGCTTTGGGCCACCACGATGCGCCGGAGCCTTCCATGATCGCGTCGAGCACGTCCCACCCGACATCGCTGCGCAGCAGCTCCGCCAGCGCGTCCGCCGACATGCCAGTACGAAGCGCCAACCAATCCTCGGCGGACCTGTGGTTCTTGCCGGTCCGCATCGCGAGGTTGCGAGCCGTCTTGACCGGCCACAGGCGACGCGCGACACGCGCGACGATCTCCACGACGGGGGGAATTCCCGTATCAAAGCCGAAGGATGTCTCGGTCGATTTCGCGTACGTTCGAGGCATCAAAAGCACTCCCGGCGCTCACGAAGCGCCTCGCTGAGACCAGGGTAGAAGGGAGAAGCCGCGTGCCCACGACACCGATCACGGCCGAGGACTTGGGAGCCACGCTCACAGCTTTCGCGCTTTCGTTCACGGCCGCCATGATGTCCCCGCACAACCAGACGCCCGACGAGGTGCTGCTCGATCTCGCCAACGAACTCCACGGGCTCGTCGCCAAGATGCAGCAGCACGGTGACAACAGCTCCCCCGCTGCGAAGTCGCTCAGTATCTGTGCGAGCATGCTCATGGCGACCGAAGGCCGCTGACAGTGGCCCCTCGGCTCCCGCTGGGCGGATGCCGCGCTCGACACAAAGCTGGGTTAAGACGTCGAGGAGTGGATCAGCCATGACGCTGCTCACGTCTGAAACGCGCCAGCCTGGATGCGCCAGAGCCACACAGAGCCGTCGTCGGTCGTGATCACGATGTGCGTGCCAGGCACCTTCTGACCCGGCTTGTAGGGTTCGGCGCCAAGCGCCCGTGCCGTTGCGGCTGAACAATTGAGCGTGATCATTTGTCAGACCCACCATCAGGAGAAAAACCGTGCGGGAACACCCGCGACCCCACCGCGACAGCCGTTGCTGTCCTTCTGATCACGCTGCTCGACACCTTGCGGCGTCGAGGCGTTGTCGAGATGGACGACTTCACGGCCTTCATCGGCGACCTGAACCGCATCGGATCCGCCCTGCTGCAGGCGGATCAGCGTACTGGAGAGGTCCTGCAGCGCTTCCGCGATGAACTGATACGGATGGGCCTCGCCAACGGCGGAGGGAGAAACTGATTTCTTCATTGGCCCGTCCATCAGGATTCCTCCGCGGGCTCGGGGCTCAAGAAAAACTCATCGGCCGAGACAGGGATGTTTGATGCCTTTGCATGCGCGAGCAGCTTCCGCGCTTCTCCTTGGGGGATGAGGCCACCCGTGCCCCCTCGGTCGCGTGGGTACATCCAGCGATAGACGCGTGACACATGACGACCAGTGATAGCCGCCACGACTTCAACGCCGCCGAACCGATCGATGATGGTTTTCGCAGGCTCCATGTGCATGAGGATGATAATTGCGATATTCGCGATCATCCGTCAATCGCTATTTGCGAACTTCGCGATAGACGCCCTTGCGGAATCCGCAAAGATAGTCCCATGGAGAGCTATCGAGATCAGTGCAGGGCCTGGCTGCGGACCATGCTGGCAAAGCGCGGCCGAGGCGCCCGCAAAGAATTGGCCGAGTTTTTGGGCGTTCGCACGGACGCGATAACTCGCATGACCAATGACCGGCCAGGCAAAGAGCAGCGGGAGATAACAGCTGAAGAGCTCATCAAGATGGCCGAGTTCTTCGAGGAAGCGCCGCCCATGCCGCCCCTTCCCAGCGGCCAGCGAAAGCTAATCTCTAGCTTTGATCCAGATCAGCCCGATGAGAATCTGGAAACAGCTGCAGCTATCAATCACGATCAACGCATCGGCGTTCCAGCAGGAGAAATCCCGCAGATTGACGCGCATGTTGGCTTGGGGATGCGGGAGGACGTCGGGACAATACAAATCCCAGTGGGCGGCGGCGGGGCCGTCATGGCGGCGCGCGTAATCGACACGTGGAAGATCCCGGAGTCGGTCATGCGCCGTCGCATTCGCGGCTCCCTGCGCTCAATACACATCGTTGAATGCGAGGGAGATTCGATGGAGCCCCGCATCCGTGACGGCGATTTTGTCTTCATAGACACCTCACGCCGCGAGCCTTCTCCGCCCGGCATCTTTGCCCTGCATGATGGCTTTGCGCAGACCCTCAAGAAGGTCGAGCTGATCCCGAACTCCGATCCGCCCCGGTTGCGCATCATTCCTGAGAACGAAAAGTACGCGACCTATGAGCGCCTCCTGGAAGAGGTGAACATCATCGGCCGCTACGTGTGTCGGCTGACAGCGGACTGAGATGAGGTTCATAAAAAACATCTTCCTATCGTGGGCTGTCGCGAGCCATGCTCGCGAGCTAGAACAGTTCGTCAGGAAGCTGAAAGCGGCAGACGCGGACGAGCTAGCGCCCATTGTTGCTCTATCGGCCGGCGTCAGAAATCTTGCCTTGAAAGAAGATAGGATTGATTTCTATTTCCCATACGTTGTCGTAAATCTCCATCCGGCCATCACCATTCACATCGCTCGCGAAATTCGCATGTGGCAGAAGGAGGGATTGCTGGCGATGGCGGCCGCCAGCATGGTCTGGCTGCACACATTTCGCGCCGCAATGCATCTCGAGCTACGCCCACTGGCCCGTGAAATGTGGCGCGAACTGTCGCGGGCATTCCCTTACGTCGAGGATTTTGCTGCCCTGACGAACTCAAGGCAGGCCAACAGAAAAGGGCTGATTGACATCACGGGATATCAAACGATCCCGGACGGCTTCCAGCCTGCAGGGCGTGACCCGTTGACGCCGCCGCCTTGAAAATCGCGAAAGTCGCAAATTACCGCTTGACCTTAAATCGCGATTATCGCAACGTCCCTCCGACAACGGAGGGACGACATGTCCACGCACACCCCGTGCATCGCATCACAGGCCCTTGAGCGAGCGTGCCGCGCGGTTGAAGCGAGCGCCCGCCAGACGGCCGAGCGCATCCTGAACGAACGGGCCGATGACTACACCCGCGAGCCGTGGCAGCTCGACCTGATCGAGCCGGGCCTGTCGGCTCGCGACCCGGCCGACCGGCTGCGCCGTATCCTCACGCTCCAGCGGATCGAAGCTGTGGCGCCCGCGCGAAGCGGCGGCCTCGTCAACACCCTCAAGATCAATCTCCGGGCGGCCGAGATCGCGACGCGCCGGCAGCATCACGCGCTCATGAGCGCGATGGCGGAGCGCCGGGCCGGTCTGATCGACGACACCATCGCCAAGGCGAAGGACGCGCAGGACGAGATGGCCGCCCTCGCCTCCGTGAAGGGAGAGCAGGCATGACCCGCGACAGCATCACCGATGCCATCGGCTTCGCGATCCTGTTCGCATTCTTCTACGGCCTGTGGATCGCGACGCCAGCAAGCGCCGCGACCGCAACGGGGCAAGAGACGGTATGTCTTCTCGCCATCATCACAAGGCTGGCGGTCGCTGCCACCATCGTCATCGGCTGGACAGTCTGCATGGTGGCCGTGGCGCATTTCATTCTGCGGGGCAGGAGGTGACGATGAAGCCTTCGCCGCTCCCCGCCCTCAGCCTCGCCGCCCGCTCGATGGTCGAGCATCTGACCGAGGCTCGCCGCGCCATGGAAGCCGCCGAGATGGCGATCCGCGCCGGCTCCACGGCTGGCGTCGAGCACCTGCTGTCCGTGGTGCAGGACCGCGCCATCACGGCTGCCACGCTCGCCAGACATGGCGTCGACACCATCGCCAAGACCGGGCGCTATCGCGGTGGCAAAACGAGAGTCTGACATGCAGCACCTCCCCGCCGGATTCCACGCAGACATCCCCGCCGAGGTTTACCACGCCGACCCATGCGAGGCGCCGTCGCTGTCGTCGACCATCGCCCGCGTGCTGCTCGAGCAGTCGCCCCGGCACGCCTGGCACCAGCACCCGCGCCTCAACCCGGATTACAAGCCGGACACCAGCCCCACGCGGCCGATGGAGATCGGCACCGTCGCCCACAAACTCATCCTCGGCCGTGGGCGCGACGTCCGCGTGATCGAGGCCGACGCCTACACGTCCAAGGATGCGCGCCAGCAGCGGGCCGACGCCTATGCATCCGGGCTCGCTCCCATCCTGCGGCCCGACCTTGAGGCGGCCGAGGCCATCGCCCAAGCGGCCCGCGCCGCAATCGTCGGCATCGAGGATTGCGAGGGCTTCGCCAACGGGACGCCGGAGCTCGTCGCCATCGCGCATGATCCCACCGGCGCCTGGCTGCGAGTCATGATTGACATGTGGGAGGACCGCGGCGACGAGGCGATCATCTGGGACGTCAAGACCGGCGACCAGTCAGCCGCGCCCCAGGGCATCGGCCGGCGCATCGCCAACATGGGCTACGAAATTCAGGCCGCGCTCTATGAGCGTGTCGTCGTCCGCCTCCGGCCCGAGCTCGCCGGCCGCATCAGGTTCCGGTGGGCGTTCGTCGAGAACGACCCGCCGCACCTCTGCACGGTGGCCGAGCTGGACAACATCGGGCTCGAGGTCGGGCGCAAGAAGGTCGCCGCCGCGATCTCACTCTGGAACCGCTGCCTCGCCACCGGAAACTGGCCTGGATATCCGGCCCGCGTCGTCTTGGCGGAATACCCCGCATTTGCCGAGACGGCCTGGACCACCCGCGAAATGGAAGACGAGAGCCTGCGCGAGATGGGCATCGACCCGTTCCTCGTTCGCGCTCCATGGCGCCCTGAACCGGCGCCGAAGAAGCTTGTCGGAGCTGTCTGATGACATTCACGTTCGCCCCCGCCCGTCGCGAGCAAGTCGGCCTGCTCATCGCCCTGGCTGGCGCCAGCGGCAGCGGCAAGACCTTCAGCGCCTTGCGGCTCGCCCGCGGCATGTCGCCCGAGGGCAAGATCGCCTTCATCGACACGGAGGCCCGGCGCGGCCTCCACTATGCCGACCGGTTCCAGTTCCTGCACGCCGACATGCGGCCGCCGTTCCGGCCGGAGCGGTTCATCGAGGGCATCCGGGCGGCCGAGGCGGCCGGTGCCGAGGTCGTCATCATCGACAGCGCCTCGCACGAGTACGACGGCGAGGGCGGCATCATGGACTGGGCCGACGAACTCGCAGAGAAGGGCGTGAAGTCGCCCGGCAACTGGAAGGAGCCGAAGCTGGCCCACAAGAAGATGATGAACGCGCTCCTCCAGTGCCGCGCGTCGCTCATCTTCTGCCTGCGCGCCGACGAGAAGATCGAGATCGTGCGCGGCGAGAACGGCAGGACGCTTGTGCGCCCGCTCGGCTGGGTGCCGATCTGCGAGAAGCGGTTCATGTACGAGATGACGGCGAGCTTCACGCTGACGCCCGAGCGCCCCGGCATCCCGCAATTCGACCTGCCCCACAAGCTGCAGGACCAGCACCGCCACATGTTCCCGGCGGGCAAGCCCATTTCCGAGGAAGCCGGCCGCATGCTCGCCGAATGGGCGCGCGGCGCCGATGTTCCCCCCACCGCCGCGGCCTCCCGTTCCTCCCACGCGGCGGTAACTGACGCGCCCGTGTCGTCCTCACCGCCCCCCGAGGGCGGCACGGGCGCGGACTTTCCCGGAGACCAACCGGCCACCGAGGTCGACAAGCTGCTGGAGGAAGCACGGCAGGTCGCGATGTCCGGCACGGTGCAGCTCCGGGCCTTCTGGAAGGCGCTCGACGAGCGCCGCCGGAAGCTGCTCGAGCCACACGTCCAGAAGCTCAAGGAGGCCGCCGCCTACGCCGACCAGACCGGCGGCGCATGACGCGGCCGCTCACTAAGCCGACCGGCCGGTGAGGAGATCGACGAGTTGCGTGGATAGACCCTAGCCTGCTGGTGATCCCGGTAACAAGGAACCCGGCCCATGTTGATGCGCACACCAAGCTACCACCTGCCGCCCACAGGACCGCAACGCTTCCGCCGGCGTGCCGCCTGGCTTCTCGGCGGCATGTTCTTTCTCTCTCTCGTCATCTACGCGGCCCTGACCGTCGCCCACGCAACCGAGGGACCGATTGTCGCCGTCGACGGCGATACGATCTACGTCGGCGAGGAGAAGGTGCGCATCATCGGCATGGACGCACCGGAAACGTACCAGGCCCGCTGCGAGAGCGAGCGGCTACGCGGGCACCGCGCCACGGCCCATCTGCGGAGCCTTCTGGCATCCGGCGCCGTCACCCTCCGCCGACAGGGGCGTGATCGCTATGGCCGCACGCTGGCACACGTCTACGTGGACGGCCGCGACGTGGCTCGACTGATGATCGAGGCGGGGCACGCCGTGCCCTACCACTGCCCCGGCGGGCGGTGCCCGAGGCGCATCGATTGGTGCTCGTAAACGTCAGTGCGCAGGAGCATCGGTGGCAGAACGATGACCGCCCAGGATTCGCTCCCCCTATGGCCGGACGCTGATGAACGGCTGGCGAGCGCGCGACAGGCGGCGGTCGCACTGCTCGACATGGTCGGCTTCGCCGACGCCCCAGGCGACAGCGAGCTCCATCGGCAGGGCAGTGCCCTCCTCGACATGCTGTCGAGCCCAGCTGCGCCCATCCCCGCCGCGCCTTGGACGTTCGGCAGGCCGCCACCGAAGAAGGAAAAACAGCGGCGCGGCAGACGACCGAAACGGGCACCGGATCTTTTCGCGAGGAGAAGGGATGACCAGACGCAAAATCAGAACCCTTGATGAGCTGCCGCTCTTCGCGACGGATCGCGAGATCGCCGAGGCCGTCGTCGGACCCGAGCGGGCGAAGCAGTACCTGCTTTCGATCAAGCTGCTCGAGAAACTGCCCGGCTTCCCGCCACACGACCCAGCCCACGGCGGCCGCTACGTTCCGGCCGTCAAAGCTTTCTACGACGTGCGCAGCGGCCTTTCCCCGGCTACGCTGACGCGTCCGGCAGGTCAGGAGAACCCCGCAGGATGGAACGCCCCCCGCGCCCCAAGATCAAAGATGCGCCCGGCCTGAAATGGCGCTGGCGCGCCCGCTCCGGTCGCTGGGTGCCCTACTGGGTGCCCCGCGACGATGCTGTCAAGCGCGGCTATCCCAGCGGCACCGTCAGTCTTGACAGCCTCTGGGACGGCACCGAGGCCAGCGCCATCGTCATCGCCTCCCGCTGCAAGCAGCTCCAGACGACGATGCTGCACTGGCTCGCCGGCGACCGCCTCAACAGCCTGGCATTCGACGGCACAATCGGATCAGCGCTCGACCTATACGAGCGGCACCCCGATAGCCCGTTCCACAAGCTCAAACCTGGTTCACGACACCCGTATTCGGTCTACCTCAGGAGGCTCCGCAGCCACATCGGCGAGGCGAGCGTCGCCATGACCTCCGGGCCGGACGTGATGCGCTGGTGGAAGGTGTGGACGGACGGAGGCCGGAAGCTCGCCGCCGGCTCATTCGCCGTCGCCGTCTTGAAGGAAGCGATGAAGTTCGGAGCCCTGTGCCGGTATGAGCCATGCCGTGATCTGCTGTTCATCCTGCGCGAGCTGTCATTCCCCAAGCCCGCGCCACGCGACAAGGTGATGACGGCAGAGCACGTCGAAGCTGTTCGCGCGGCGGCCCATGCCAACGGCAACCCTTCCCGCGCGCTCGCCTATGCCTTCCAGTTCGAGACCGCCCTGCGCCAGTGGGATGTCATCGGGCAATGGTATCCACTCGACTACCCCATCACGTCCGATGTGATCGGGCCGCGAGGCAAGTGGCACGGCCTGCGCTGGTCGAACATCGACGAGCACATGATCCTGCGGTTCCGGCCGAGCAAAACAGACGCCACCACCGGGGCCGAGGTGGTCATCGACCTCAAGCTGTGTCCCATGGTGCTCGAGGAGATCGACAGAGTGCCGCCCGAGAAGCGCGTCGGGCCCGTCGTCGTTTACGAGCGCACACGACTGCCCTATACCCAGAGCGAATTCTGGTATGGCTGGCGCAAGGACCGGAAGGGCACAGGCATAGGCCCCGATGTCTGGAGCCGCGACCTTCGGGCTTCGGCCGTCACGGAGGCGACCAGAGCCGGCAGCAACCTCGACGACGCAGCGAAGGTCGCTGGCCACTCGACGAAGCGCACAACGGCAAAGGTCTATGACCGCGCCAGACTGGAGGCCGCCAGACGGTTCCAAGAGGCCCGTCTCACCGGGCGGCACAAGTCAGGAACGTAATGGGGAACGTGGGGAACGCCTTCCCGCTGGACCGCTTGGAATTTCAGCGGTTCATGATCCGTTAATGTTAACGGGATGTTTACCATAATCAGCAGAATTTGACCCACCGGCAGGATTGCGCAGGACGTGCCTGCGGCAGCGCAGTGGGATCACCATGGCACAGACCGCCCCCTGGAGTGTGAAGGGCATCGACCCGCAGGCGCGGGATGCAGCCAAGGAGGCGGCGCGCAAGGCGGGAATGACGCTCGGCGCATGGCTCAGCAACGTCATCGCCGACCAGGCAGCGGAGGGCCACACGGCCCCGGCCGCGCCGGAGCGTGATTCGCTCGCCGAAGTCAGCGCGCGCCTCGAACGGTTTGCCCGCGAGCACACGCAGACCGCCATCCCGCCGCGCCACAACAGCGCCGACGACATGCCGAGCCTCGACGAGATCGTCGCGCGCGTCAGCGAGCGCAGCCTCGCCGAGACACGCGCCGCCGCGGCCCGCACGGCAAGCGCGCTCGATGCCGTCGCCCGCTGGATGGAGCGCACTGAATCCCAGATGGAGCAGAGCACGCGCGCGATGGCCGAGCGGCAGGACGAGACCGCCGTCGCCATCGGCAAGGCGCTGCTCGCCATCGGCCAGCGGCTCGACGAGATCGAGCGGCACCTCTCCACCGACAAGGCTCCCGCCGCCGTCTCGCGCTGGCACGAGGACGCGGACGCGCTGCGCAATGCGCTCGACGATGTCGGGGAGCGGCTC